CTCCTATCACGTGACGGGCGTCCCCTCATGTGACAAGCGTCCGGCTCATGCGTCCGGCTCATGCGTCATGCGTCAGACTCCTATCACGTGACGGGCGTCCGGCTCATGCGTCATGCGTCAGACTCCTGGCACGTGACGGGCGTCCCGCATGGCTCATGCGTCATGCGTCAGACTCCTGGCACGTGACGGCGGCGGCCGCCGCTCATTCAGTCGCTCATTCAGTCACCGCCGCCCGTTGTCGGTCATGACGACAACAAGACGGCGGCATTTTTTCCGCGTTAATGCCCCTAGATTTGCGCCTGTTGAGCTGTACGGCATAGGGTAATAGGGTAGTATTACCCACGTCATACAGCCCAACAGGCGCGATATATGAATAAAAACAGCGGGCGGCACTTCCAGGAGTGCCGCCCGCTGTTGTTACTCAACGAAAAAAGGCCGGCATATTGCCGGCCCTGTTCATGGCGGTTATGATTTTCAGATCTTTATTGATTCGATCTGTTCATCCGTTCCCTTAATGCGGATACCGTCCCGCATATCGATCTTGTATCCGATCCCCGCCTTAAATGATCTAGTAGTCAAGGCCTTATGAATACCGTCCCGCCAGTCCTTGCGCGAGTGGATTAATTCACCGTCGGAATCCCGCGGGAGTTGATCTTCCGCGGGGATCTCGTTGATATAGTGGGCAAAGTGTTCAATCCACTTCTTATAGTGAGCGGTCACATAATTATGCGCCGCTCTCATAGCGGCCGGCTTATCCAACTTGCCGGCCTTGTCCCGGTTATAGATGTACTTCGCAATATCCCGCTTATTGTCCCTGGTGAAGGGATCAAAGTTAAGATATTCGGGAACATCCGCCAGGTATTCGGCCATGGCTTTATCTGCCGCCTGTTTAGCCGGTAATGCGGCGGCCTTTTCGGCGGCGGCCTTTTCGGCGGCGTCCTTTGCGGCGGCGGCGTCCTTTGCGGCGTCGGCGGCCGTCTTTGCCGCCTTTTCGGCGGCCGTCTTTGTGCCCGTTCCCGACTTGACGGCGGCGGCGGCGTCCTTTGCCGCCGTATCAGTCGACGCGGCAATTGACACCGCATGATCCGCCGCCTTCATGGCGTCATCCGCGGCGGTGCATGCCTTACTCCAAATGCTACCGGCGGCGGTAGCGGCGTCGGTCAACTCGTCAAACTTGCCAGGATTGAAATAACCGATTGAAGTCAGAACGGCGTTAATGCATGCGGCGTCCTGTTCATCCGCATAACTGTTGTTGGTGATACCGTTAAGACCTTCAAAGAGATAGACGGCGTTACCGTCGCTATCCTTTTCACCGGTTGCACATGCGGACTTAAGTGCATTGAGATAAGCCTGGACAGGGCGGCCCATAATAATTTGAGCCGCGGAATCGATCTTCAAAGTGCCGATCTTAAACTTAATTTCGTTCATGTTTTTTACCTTTTTCAGTGGTTTTTTTGACTGTTCCGGCCGGCCTTTTTCGGGCGGACCTACCTACCATTATACGCTTTTGATCGGCGGTTGCAACAACTTTTTATAAAAATGTTTCGCTGTTAAATCAATAGGTTAGCTAAAAACTCCAAAACTTTTTGATGTAACCATGACGGTTACAACCTATATATCTGTATAAGGATCGCGCGCACACACGCGCGCGCCGGTGCACTGATCGCTCACTGCACGCACGTACACGCACACACGCACACACGCACACACACGCACACACGCACGCACGCGCACGCACGCGAGGGGTGGGGGGACTTTGGACAGGGGGGCGAGGGGCACCGCCCGCCATATCCCGTAGCATCGCTCTAAAATTTTTCCAAAAATCAAGCCCGATTTGTCCTAACACCACGGGTTGTCAACCACCCATGGCTGTCAACGTTCCAAAACCTGCAATAACTGCTATAATTGCGCTGTCTTATTTCAGTTTCAGGGCTTAACATGAAATACTTCAAATACATTCCCATCGATATTGTCAACGGACCCGGCACCCGCTGCACCCTGTTCGTAACGGGCTGTCCCCATCACTGCCCGCACTGCTACAATCAGGCTACATGGTCGTTTACCGGGGGGTACGAGTTCGGTTCTGAGCAGGCTGACCGCATCATCAGCGACCTTAAGGACACGAGGGTGCGCCGCCGGGGGCTGTCCCTGTCGGGCGGCGAGCCGATGCATCCCTGCAACGCCCCCGCTCTCCTCCAGCTTGCCCGCCGTGTGCGGGCGGAGTCGCCTGAGTCCGACATCTGGATATGGACGGGCTACCGCATGGACGAGCTGGAGTCCACCGTACAGCAGGAGCTCGCCATGCTCGCTGACGTGGTAATTGACGGCAGGTTTGAGATTGAGAAGAAGGACGTGCGTAACCTTTGGTGGCGGGGCTCTTCCAATCAGACCATCAACGTCAATAAAAAATATCTTAAAAAGCTCGTCTCGGGGCTTGACATACCCGACGAGATCCGTGTATACTGAGCTTGCCAACCGTCACGTTGACATATCCGAGGGGTACATTCACGGCTGTGCCCCTCCCTGCCAGTCCGTCGAGCCACTGCGAGCCAACCTCCGACTGGTCGCCGTGAGACAATCAGACATTCACCCCGCCATAAACTGTGCTGCCACGAGCTGACACGACACTTGACATTGGTGCAGGCGAATTGTATACTTATGTGGGGAACTCCGGCATAACAAGCCGTTAGGGGTCTAACCGCTAAGGGCCGCCGGTAACTTTTAGCTAAAAGGAACAACTATGCCCACATCAAAAGTAATCCGCCCTGCGGTCTTTGACGAGACCGGAGAGCACGTCATTCCTGCTGACGCTGATCTTAACCTTGATCCCGTCTCCAGCGACCCTGACAACTATATCGTCCGCGGCTCTGACGGCGGCGCGTTCCTCAATGGGGATGGCGTGCTGTCGAACGACGGCGAGAACCTCCTCAAGACCTCTCCCAACGATGGTAAGGTAACTTACCCCCGCTCTGACGCTGTAAGCCTTATTACCGAGACTGTCCAGCCCTCCCTCGACAAGCTTGAGGACGAGGTTGGTGCTGCTTCGGACAAGGCTGACAAGGCGCAGGCCACCGCTGACAAGGTAGCCGAGGACGCCGCCGCCGCCCAGTGCACCGCAACTCAGGCGCTCAACGACGCCGCTGACGCTCAGGCTGACGCTGACAAGGCGCAGGCTCGTGCCGACGCCGCCTACGACAAGGCGTCAGACGCCCAGTGCGCCGCCGCTGATGCGCTCGACAAGGCTCAGGAGGCGGTGGACAAGCTCCCGGAGATAGCCGATGAGCACGTTACTGTCGTCACCGCCGGGGACGGCATTAAGGTAGACCACACCAAGAACTACAGCCACAACGCCTATCAGGTGAGCGTGAAGCGCAACGGTGAGGACTCCGGACTCATCTCCAGCACTGACGGCCTTGAGGTCGAGCTCAAGGGCAACGGCGGCCTCGACAAGGACAGGGACGGCCTGTACGTTGACCGGCAGTGGCTTGATGAGATCGTAGCCCGCTACGCCAAGGAGCACATGCTGTTCGACCAGTTCAAGATTGTAAAGCAGCTCCCCGCCATCGCTGACGCTGATATCCGCACCATCTACCTTATCCGCAACAAGGACTCCAGTGCGGCTGACGCAGGCACCAAGGACTCCTTCGACGGGTGGTTCATCGCCACCACCGAGAACGGCACGCAGAAGTGGGAGGAGATTGGCTACAAGACCGACCTCACCGGATATACCCACACGGGCAACACTGTTAAGCTGACTGGCGACGCCACCGGCACAGGCACTGTTGACGCCAATGGCAACGTCGTTGTCCCGACCGCTGTGTCCCATGCCGCTAACGCTGACCACGCAACTAACGCTGACCATGCCGCTTCAGCCGACAAGACTACCGGCGGTACTGTGAACATCACTGGCTACGTGTCCGGATCAGGGTCGTTCGATGAGAACGGCAACGTAACCGTCGCTGTGTCGCCCAACATCAGCGATACTCCCAGCACTTGGTACGTAGGCAAGACCAACGCCAGAGACTACTGGGGCATGGATGAGAACGGCAACATGTGGGGCTCGACTATGGACCATCCGTTCGCCACACTGACCTATGCCATTAATCAGACCAACGCGCATACCTTCCCCGGCAACATGATTAATATCGTGGTGCTTGAGGCTGGGGAGTATATTGAGGGCGATTTCAGGACTTGGCATATAACCTGTAATACTATTGTACGTGAAGTGCCAGCCGAGCATCCGAGATTTCGTGGGAGCTACGAGATTCGGTTAAGCAATTCCGCGGAGCTGTATTTCTTCAGCTGTGATTTCTATCAGTGGAACATCCCGTCTGAGGATCAGGATATCAACGGCGTAACGTTTATTCGTGTGTACGGTGATGGTATGCTCGCGTTCCGTCGTTCCTGCCACATGATTATGGACAGCTCCAATTTTGGCAAGAATTTTCATCAGGTGCTTCAGGCAAATGGCAATACTCATCTTAGATTCGATATTGAGAACGCAGAGCCAGCACTGTATATAGAGCTTAGGAACGGAGCGACATGCCCTTCGGGTATTTTCAGGTTTGGCTCAACAGCTGGTATAGAATCCTATGTTGCCGATTCTGTCGACCCTGCCAATATTGTGATTAACGCCCCGGCTGGAACCAAGTTCAGCGGATCGTCTGTATATGTGGAGCGTGCCGGTAATGTCGGCGCCGGGCAGTCAGGCAACTATGTAACCGGAACTCAGCGTCACACTTTCCGGATTGACTGGAATATCGCGGACGACTCCGACCTGACTCAGGTTGATCTTGACAAGTACTCATATCTTGGCCTGCCTGCCAACTCTGTTAAGGGGCAGAAGCTCCCCGGACATGAGGTTGGCACTATCCGGGACGGCGCTGAGTACGAGACACGATAGGAGTCCTGATGTCTAATTTCCGTGGCCGTGCCCCGTCCGGCCTTATCACTCGTGAGACAGGCAACTACGCCTATCTCGGCGAGAATGGGGAGATAATCGTTGACGGCCCCCACTGCCTCTCTGACAATGGGGAGAACCTGCTCTCCGTTGACCCGACTGACAAGGGCATCACCCTTAACCGCTCCAGCATGACGGACTTCGTTAAGTCCGTCGCGCCGGGGGCTGACATTGACCTCGCCACCGACTCCGATGTCGATGGCCTGTTTATCTAGGTTATATTACGCGTCGGCATTCGCCGGCGCTCTTTATAGGAGACATTATGTCCGTAGAAGCTAAGAAACTTATTGACCTTACCCGTCTGTCCCGCTTTAAGGAGCTGATGGATCAGTCCGTTGACGGCAAGCTCAGCAAGCTTAAGATTGACCTCGTTCAGGTTGTGTCCGAGCTTCCTGCCATCGAGGACGCTGAGGAGGGCGTGCTTTATCTCGTCCCTGCCAAGGCTGAGGGTGAGTATGATCTTTATGCCCTTGAGACCGTAGACGGCGTTGCCAAGTTCGTGAAGAACTCCAGCCTCTCCATCTCCGGCGACCTCGATGGTTTCCTCCTCAAGGCTGACGCCGAGAAGAAGTACATCAGCACCGCTTCCGTCGCTGACGACACCATCACCCTCTCCCGTCCTGACGGCTCCACTGTTGTCATCACCGTCAACAACGTAGCGCACGCGACCAAGGCGGATCAGGACGGCAACGGTGCTGTCATTGCTGACACCTACGAGACCAAGGCTGACGCTCAGGCTCACGCTGACCTCGCCGAGGCGACCTACGAGAAGGCTGCTGACATCACTCTCGCCGAGACTGCCGACATCGACGCTCTGTTTGCGTGACGCCAGTCATGACCGGTTTGCGTAATCTGCCGGTGCATAAGCAGTTGTTCATCAGCATGGTCTGATGTTATACTAGGGGAGCAGTACGCTCCCCTTTTTTTCTACGGAGATACAATGAGCAAATCTCTTAAAAAATTAATTGATATTAACAGACTCCGGGAGTTCAAGAATAAGCTCGTCGGGACGGACTCCGCCTACGTTCAGACCGGCGCGGTGGATCAGACTATCGCCGGCGCAAAGACCTTCAGTAAGCCTATCGCCGGAAGCGTTACCGGCAACGCCGCGACCGCGACAAAGCTTGCCGCGAAGCGCACTATTAACGGTACGGCGTTTGATGGCACAGCTAACGTTACGACTGCTAACTGGGGCACTGCCCGCAACGTGGCAATCTCTGACAGTGACGGCACTAATACAGGCGAGGCTGTCAGCGTCAATGGCAGTACGGCGGTAACGCTCAAGCTTCCTGCCGCTATTAAAGCCAACGTCACCGGCTCACTGACCGGCAACGCCGCGACCGCGACAAAGCTTGCCGCCAAGCGTACTATCGCCCTCTCTGGTGCGGCGACTGGCACGGCTACCGGCTTTGACGGCTCGGGCAACATCACAATCCCCGTCACCGCCCTCGGTGCGTCTGCTATCAAGTCCGCCATCACCATCTACGACCTCGTCCCTGACGGGGCGGCGTCCCACCGCAACTTCTACCGCGGCAAGGACATCACGGCGGCATTCAACAACGGCACGGTCAGTGCCAACATCGCTAACGGTTCATTCCGTGATATTTTCCCCGGCGACTACATCACGAAGAATGTGACCGTTACCGCGACTGCCAATGCCGCCGCCGCTACGTACACAATAAAATTCATCATCGCTGATCTCGACATATGGCTTCACCGTGGCGACACGGCGACTATGGTGCATCACGTGGCAATCGTGCCCGAGGCACCGCCGTTCTCGTCTTACATGAATGCCGACAACGTTACTACAGGCGGCTATGTCGGCTCGTACATGAACCAAACCGTCATGCCTGCGTTCGCCACGGGGTTGCAGAACGCGTTCGGGGCGTCTCACCTGATCAGTTTCCGCTGGCTGGAGGATACAACCGTTAACACAAATGTTCCGTCCGCCGGATACGCAGGCTGGACAGGAGCGTTAATGGGAAATGCGTCATGGAACAGTTATATCTGCCATCTTATGCAGGAAGGTATGGTTTACGGGCAAAAAGTATGGGCTTCATCAGGCAGTGATGAATGTATGTGCGGTCAGTTTGCCGCGTTCCGCCTGAACAGTAACCTTATCTTTAACCGTAACTGGTACTGGCTGAGCGATGTCGTCTCGTCTGCGGGTTTCGCGTTTGTCTACGGCAGCGGCCCTGCGGGCACGTACAACGCGTCCACCGTGTCTGGCGTCCGCCCCTTCGCCCTGCTGAAGTAAGGGCTCGAACGCAGTGAGAGTCTGTTAAGTGAGGGCTCGAACGCAGTGAGAGTCTGAACGGATAATCCTTAATCCGCATTAAGCGTGGTTTAATATTGAGGTAACAATGTTATATACTGTAAGATTTCTTAATGGGAAGCCGGTGTGCTGCGGCGATGTCTCGCTTCCTGACGACATCGTCCGTGCCGGGCTTGAGTCCTCCGGCAATGTCTGCATGGAGTCCGACACCGAGCCGGAGTTCTTCATCCGCTGGGTGCACACTCCCGCTGACTCCAAGGACAACGTAGCCCCTACGAGTGACTTTGACTCAGGAGTTCACAACGGTATCGCCATTTATCTCACTGACGCCGAGTATGACACCGCCCTCGCCGCCAGCGCGAGGCAGAAGCGCGACAGGCTCATCGCCGCTACGGACTATCTTGTAACTCCGGACTACCCGATTGATGCCGACAGACTTGCTAAGGTCAAAGTCTACCGTCAGGCTCTCCGTGACATTCCGGAACAGGCGGGATTCCCCCGTACCATCACTTGGCCTGATAAGCCTTAATGTGCAGGAGGGGACATGACTCAGGAGGACTTAATGAATGGACTGGCGGCTGATGGTGTGGTGCGTGATGCAGGCAATAGCGATAACAATAGCGGGGACAGTAATACTGCTGGGAATATCGGAGATGGCGAGACTGCTGATGATGTGAGTCATGCTGAGCTTGTCCGCCAGTTCGGTGACGAGTTCCGCCGTTCCATGCAGGCCGCCATCGACCGTGACGGCCCGGAAGTGTTTTGGAAGAAGGTCTACGACCACATGAAACAGGCCATGGGCAACGAGTGGTAGTTAGTAGTTCGTTACTATCAGGTGCGTGTTCTGCCCGCTCTTGCCTTTTGCCACGGTCTTGTTGACGTCAATGGCATAATGCACATCGTATTCGTCTTTGATACAGCCCCTGTACAGTTCCTCTGTCAGGGGCGTTTTTCCTATAACCATCAGTGCCTTGCAGGATAAGTTCTTAAAGTCCTGCGCCAGTTCCCTATGATTGTCCTCGTTGAACCAGCCGCCGGAGTCCGTGCCGCCATAGCGTGCGAACGTCCCGTCATACGGCGGGTCAAGGAATGCGAAGTCCTTCTCTGTGGCACGCTCGAAAGCGTACTTATATTTGCAGCATTTCAGCTCCGCCTGCTGTAAGAGCTGCGCGTGGGCGAGGTCGGCGTTGTCAAGGTTAAGCCGCTTGCGGTGCCCGAATGAGGTATTGAAGAGCCCTGACTTGTTATAGCGCATGATGCAGCCATACGCCATGGCGTTGATGTAGTAGTATACCGTGGCATATGAGTACTGGAGCGGGGCAAGCCCGTTGAACATGTCACGCATGCAGTAGTACCTGTTCTCGTTGCGGTTGTTCACGTGCTCGTCAGGGTTAATCTTCTTTTCAAGCTCATATTCCATTTGGTTGGGTCTGAACTCAGCGGCAAGTGCCTCCAGCTCACGGCGCACTCTCATGTAGTGTTTGGAGAAATCCTTGTAGAAATCCATGAGCCTGCGGTTGGCGTCAGACAGGAATGCTTTCTTCGGCATGTACTCGAAGAACACTGCCCCGCCGCCGAGGAACGGCTCGTAATATGTGTCGAACGAGTCCGGCATGTACTTGGCGAAGTATTTTATTTCCCTGCGCTTGCCGCCGGGATACTTGATTATTGGTTCCAAATGTGCTAGTCCCCCTTGCAAATGTGTAAAAATATTATATAATACTTGAGTATAGCTATACAACTGGGTTCATTATGGACACGATTAGTACACCGGAAGGTGGACATGACACAGCCGCGCGCGCTAAGCTGGCGGCGAAGCGGTCGGAGTGGGGGGCAATCGCTCAGGACATCGTGATGATGTCCACTGACTCCGGCGGCGCCGCCACCTATACAGCCGATGACGTGGCGGACAATTACGGGCTGACGCCTGATGAGCTTAACCTGCTCCTCACCCTGCCCGCCATGAAGGAGCTTATCGCCGCCGAGAAGGCGCGCATACACGATCTCGGTGTCAACGCCGGGGCACGCATCAGGGCGGAGGCTCTTGCCTCCTCGCTTCAGGAGACGCTGTACAGGCGTGCCCTCAACGGGCAGATGGACGACCGTCAGGCTGTCCAGCTTCTCAGCATTCTCATGCGCTCGGCGGGTACTGACGCCCCTCCTGAGACCAAGGAGGCTGAGCGTTCGCAGACTCAGGTCAACATAGCTTTCAACATTCCCAAGATCGCGGGCAAGAAATTCGCCAAGCTGTCTGCCTGCGCACAGAACAAGGTTGTAGAACCCTCGGAGGGTACAGAATGAGTCAGGTAGATGACTGGTCAGACGGATATACTTCTGACTATTTACGAGATCTTAACACCTATGGTCCGGCGAGCGCCAACGCGCCCCGCCCCTCTTCAGTAGTGTCTCATCAGGTGCGTTATCGCGCTCCTGACACCAGCGACATTCCGCTCGCGCCGGGACAGAACCCGGAGGACTCCGTGTACAGCAACGCTTCCGGCGCACGCATGGGGCAGACCAAGCCCGCTTCAGGATACAGGGCTCCTGCCGGCGGCGGCTGGGACGTGAACTCTTCTGATACTAACTTACGTTTTTCCAATGAGTCCGGCGGTAAGCAGTACCGTGTTTCCCGTACTCAGACTGCCAAGAAGACTGCCAAGAAGCAGGCTCAGCCCGACAAGAAGCAGGCTCAGCCTGAGCCTGAGTATCGTACCGGCGGTGCCCGTACTCCGGAGGAGAATGAGATTGCCCGTTCAGCAGCAGAGCATCGCACGGGTGTTGATTTGGGACAGCTTAGTAGTCAGGCGCTTGATGCAGCAGCACGTTTCCTTCCGGCGCTCAGGCTGTTATCAGGATTCGGCGTGGGGGCTGGTGTTGAACAGTCGTCTACGGATATACCGGAGACCAATTTCAATCGCGGGCTTATGGGCGGAGTCGGCAGACAGGCCGAGGCGATAAAGAAGCCTGATCCGGAGTCATCTTCGCTAGAAGGTCAGTTCAAGAACACGCCATGGTATGAGGATGCTAAAGCGCATCACGAAGCAGTTAAGAAGAACATGGACGATTATGGTTCTGCTCTGGGAACGCTTAAGAGTACTTGGGATGATATACCTTGGTTGGCAAAACTTGTAATGCTTCCGCCTGTTTTCAAGGCAGGAAGCCCCGCAGCCGGAGCATCTACTGCTGGTAATATCTGGGCAGAAGGCAGCCGCGCTGCCGCAGGTGATGCAACAGCAGGCACTAAGGCTTTTGAGGAGTCGCTTAGCCGTATGAACGGAGGGGCTGTGCGTGGTGCTCCGGTAGAGTCATTTGCTCAGCCTGCTGCATCGGCCCGTGCCAGCTGGCGTACAGGCAGGACTGCCGAATATCCGGCAGGAACCGGTAAGTTTGACCAGTTTGGTGGTTGGGGTGAGAGCGGGCGTAGTGCTGTGGGTACAGGTTCAGCTCCTGCGTCTAATGGAGCAGCTAAACTTGGCGAGCAGACAGTTTCTTATAAAGATTCTGTTGCTCGGTTGGCTGATGCTGGTACTGAGACCGCAGGCCGTGAGGCAGCAGCCGCCGGTGAGCAGGCAGCAGGCCGTGAGGCAGCAGCCGCCGGTGAGCAGGCAGCAGGCCGTGAGGCAGCAGCCGCCGGTGAGCAGGCAGCAGGTCGCAGTTCAGTTGATGAAGCTATGGAGATGGCAGAGAGACTCGATGAACTGGTACGGAGTATTGAGTCCGGTACGGTAGATGAAATGGGTAAAGCCTGGATAGAAGGTTTGGCTAATCAGAAAGCTGCCGGATTTGGGAACGAAGCTATAAATGGTGTTCTTGCCGCAGCGCGTGCAGCAGGGGTTATTAAATGATTAAAGATCTTATTCGCCCCCTCCAGCATCACACCTGCGGCATACCGCCGCAGATCCGCACCGGCATGCGCCACATGAGCGGCAACCAGAAGCTCATTGACATGTCCGCCGAGCTGTACGAGTTCCAGCTCAGGCGGATTGAGCAGGTGCTGTCGGGCAACGCCCCGGTGGGGCATGAGCAGGAGTGCGCTGACCTCGCGGCGCATCTTATTATCGACGCGGCATATGTGAATATGTGCCTGCGTGAGGCAGGGTACGCCGCCGGCGCGTTCCCATATGACGACCTTGCCGATAAGTTATTCCCGAAGAAGATAAATGGCGACACAGACAGTAACGGTTCAGGGGTTTAATTATATCCCCTCGCCGACGGGCATGAAGTTCCACGAGTCTGACGCGTTCGTCAAGCTCGTTGTAGGACCATACGGGTCGGGCAAGACCTGCATGATCATGAACGACGCCCTGTATTACTGCCTCAATCAGGCTCCGGCGCAGGACGGAGTCCGCTACACCCGCATCGGCGTGGTGCGCGGCACGTATCCTGAGCTGGTCTCCACCACGCGCGGGAGCATCATCGAGGTGTTCCCGCGCAACTTCGGCGATATCCGTGCCGGAGGGCTTCCTATCCTCGGGACTTACGAGTTCCCCGTTGGTGACGGACCTTATGACTACATGCTTCAGGGTCAGCCGTGGCAGCCGGGCTTCGGCACGATGTGCCACGTGGAGTTTGTCCTTCAGGCGCTCCAGTCTCCCGCCGACGCCGAGAAGGTGAAGTCCGCCAACTGGTCGTTTGCCATCATCAACGAGGCTACGTCTGTGGACTACGAGGTGGTGGTCGCCGTCATGGGACGTGTCGGGCGTTACCCCACGGAAGACCTCGGCGGCTGCTCATACGCCGGACTGCTCATCGATACCAACCAGCCCCCGCAGGGGCATTACCTGCTCAACATGATGGAGCACCCGGAGAAGAACTGGGCGATATTCCATCAGCCGCCTGCTGCGTTCAAGCATGTGGACGCCGGGAACAACGTAACATACACCGTTAACGAGAACGCGGAGAACCTGCGTAACCTTGGCGCCGCCGCCAAGCCCGATGATTACGACACGTGGACTCCTGAGCAGCAGGAGAAATTCCTGCATGACAAGGGCGTAGCTTACTATCAGAATCAGATAAATGGC